ATTCAAAGGTACATACTTTTTAGTTATCCTAAACACAGGATTTTCCCCCTGACCCGTTTTATTGCGCACGTCGGAATAGTAAATGGAATTCAAAAGAGTAGAACGAAAGAAGCACCTCGGAAAACCGAAGTGCTTCTTTCGTGGAGATAGACGGACTTTAACAATTGATATTGCACACTATCATAAAGTGTCAAATAATTCATTGTCAATATCATAGCCCATTTTCTCCGATTTAACAAATATCATATAATATCAAAAATAATACCCAAATTCGTGTACAAATTCGTGTACATCAAAAATCATCAAATTTGGTCATTGCTTTCTCTTTCGTTTCATCCACGATTTTGTAATATGGTTTCATGGCCTTGAATGATGAATGCCCCGTCCAACGCATGATGACTTCCGATGGGATGCCCAATTGCAGGGCCGACACGACAAAGGTGCGCCGGGCGCAATGGGTTGTCAAGACCTCATATTTCGGCTTGACATCCTCACACCTTTCATTCCCCTTGAAATAGACAATCCGCACGGGGTCATCAATCCCGCACAGCTTGCCCAAGTCTTTCAGGGCATCATTCATCTTTTGGTTTGAGATTACCGGCAAGGCAAGGCCATCCCATGCGCCGGCATCCTTGTACTTGTCAATGATTGCTTGTGAATGCCTGTTCAACTCAATCTTCAAGCTGTCATTGGTCTTTTGGGTGACAACATCAATGTACCCTTGTTTGACATCGGCCTTTTTCAGCTTTGCCACATCCGAATATCGAAGCCCCGTGAAGCAACAGAACAGGAACACATCGCGCACCCTTTCAAGGGCTTTTTGTTCGGGCTTGAATTGCCATTCTTCCAGCTTGTTCACTTCATCCCTTGTCAGGAATATGATTTCCTTTGAAGCCCCGTCCGTGCCTTTCAACTTGGGCTTGAATGTCTCATGAAGATTCCCGTTGTAATATCCATTGAGATATGCCCAATGCAGGAACCAGCGGACAAAGGAAATGTCTTTGGCAACGGTGGTGTTTTTCTTGCCGGCTTTCAAAAGGCTTTCCATGTACCCTTGCATCTTGTCATGGGTGATGGTGTCGAAAGAAAGTTTCTTGTCATAGTCCCTCAATGTGCGCTTGATGGTGCGGAACTTCTTGAATGTTGATTCCGTCCATTGGTTTTGCTTGCCGGTCTTAATCATGAAGATGTCGAACACCTTGAAGAATCCGGGGTTTTGTTCGGCTTCCAGCTTGTCCAACTCTTTCTTCAAGTCGGTTTGCCGTCCGATGGTGTCATTGAACAAGTCTTTCAATTCATCAGGTTCAGGGGTGCGTTTCTCAATCAACTCATACCGTGCAAAGATTTCATCAAGGGTGTTGCGCCATTCCTTGATGGTTCGGTTGATTGCGGCCATGTCATCCCCGCCGATGGCCACTTGTTCGGATGCATCCCAATTCTCAATGTCGGTTGAGAATCCGAGGGGGAAATCAATGGGTGTCTTGCCCCGCAATGTGACACGCAAGCGGATTCCGAGGTTTTGCACCTGATTCGGATTCCTCTTGTGCAAGATGAACTTGATTCCCCTTTGAATGTGCATTATTTGTCCGTTTTAAGCATCTTTCCCCGTCCCGTGAGCAACCAATCGGCCGACACGCCAAAGTCCTTGCAAATCGAAGATAAGGCATCAATATCAATGACCTTGTAAAGCCTTTCATCCATCGGTTTGTCAAGTGTACTTCTTATCCGGGAATATTTCGTGCGGTTCAACTTGTGATCATCACAAAAGGCCGTCAGGCTCCCGACCTTGCCCAAACTGATTGCGAGGTCAAGGGCTTGGAAAAACCGCCGTTGGATTTCCAGCGCTTCCGGGTTGATTGCTTTTTTCATAATGAAATCACTTTTGCCATCCTTGCGGCGTGTGTTGCGCCCTAATCTTGTATGATGATGCCGCGGTTTTCCCTTTGATGTCGAACACGGCCTTTTCATCATCCTCAAATGTCACGGTTATGAGCATGTCCCATCCACGGGATTCTTTGCATGAAATGACATTGGTTTCGGGGTTGAACCCATATTCCCCGAAAGATATTGAACCGTCATTGTCATGGGTGAATGTGTTGTCATCTTTGAAGATGAATGTCTCCTTGATTGTGGACGGCACGAAATAGCCATCACTTGTGCAATATGCGATTGTCTCCCATGTCCCGAAAACCTTGTCAAAGGTGTTGGCATCCGTGGGTTGTTCGGCCTTGCCGCAACCAATCATCAGGGCCGAAAGGAAAAGCATTGATATGATATGCCGAATGTTCATTTGTCCATCTTGATTTGGTAATCCCACACCATCTTGTCAAATTGCGCCTTGTCCACATCCGTGAACTCTTGGCCATCAAGATAGGCGGCTTCAAGGGCATCGAAGATTGCTTGGGGCATTACGGAATAATAATCCGGGTTGCCATAATAGTCTTTTACCTTGATTCTCATTGTTCAGTCAATTTGCTGGTCAATTTTTCAAGCATGGCAATCAGGCGGTCAATTTGCTCTTGTGACTTGCGCAAAGAATCCTCTTTGCTGGCCAAGAGGTCAAGCATCTTTTCCGCATCGGTCTTGTTCACCGTCACATTGTTTCCATTGATGTTGTCACCATGCGTGTTCACTTGTTCACCACCGGCATAACGGTGCGGCCTGACAACCAAATCACGCAATATTGCATGTTTCGATTCGGGAATCTTTGCCCCGGATTCCCAATTCTGCACCGTCCTGACCGACACACCGAGCATCTTTGCAAGTTCCTCTTGTGTGACACTCAACTTTGTGCGAATTTCTTTTATATCAAAGTCGCTCATAATCAACAAGATATAATTAAACTCAAAAATTCTTCACGAAATATTGCATGTTTTTCTTGTTATTTCGCGAAATAATGCGTTACTTTGCATCCGTAAACCTTTAACACCGCAAAGTTAAAGCAACGGAAAACAATATGAAATGACAAAAATAGGTCATTTTCACGAAAAATGGAAACGATTGCGGGATAATTTGGGTGTTCGGGGTAAAAAGTCAAACATTCATAACACTATGTGCAAGAAAGAGTTTTCATTTGAAAAGGGCTGGTCACAGGTCAAGAACGGTGATGCGGCCGCGGTTCGTGAAAAGCTGATGACGGCCTTGAACCTTACCACAAGGGCGGCTTTCCTGAACCGCAAGCGCGGGGATGTCGAACCGAAATTCTCCGAAATCAAGGCCATCGAATCCATCTTTGCCGATTACAGCATTAAAGAGGTTTGGGGGGCTTGCTGATGAATCCCCGTGCCGAACTCACCAAACGGGAATCCGAAATCGCGGAATTGGTCGCGTGGGGCGGAAGCAAGAAAGAAATTGCAAACCGCTTATTCCTTTCGGAAAGAACCGTTGAGAACCACATCAAGAACATTTACACGAAAGTTGAGTGTGGGAAATCAAATGAGTTGTCCGCGTGGTGGTTTTGTACGAGGTTCCACATTTCCTTTGACTTGTCCCCGTTGAAACGGTCAATTGCGGGCTTCATCCTTTTGATGATTCTATTGCCACAAATCGCAACAGTTGATGACAATGACAATTGGATAAGGCCGCAAAAAACCGCAAGCGCAAGGGTGGCAAGAACCCGGACAAAGACACGGCGCAAAGACGATGCAGAATTTGAATTTATCTAAAAAATCGCAACAATGAAACAGAGCAACAACACTTCGAAACAAAAACAATCCCCTTTCAATTGGCGCGGCACAATCGTGGGCATCCTCGGTTGCATCGCATTTATTTTCCTTGTAGCGGAGCCGGCGGAAGATGCGGCCAATTGGACACTCTCGCTTCTTGGTTCGCAGGCCATCGGATATGCCTTTGGCGCAGCATCCGTCATCTTGTTCAACAGGTGGGAGAAAAGGGGTTATTTTCCCGAATAAGCCATGAATTACACCCCCGAAACACGCATCATTGACCTTACCGTCTCACAGCTTGTGGAACTCATTGAGAACACCATGAAAGCGACCAGGACGGAACCCGAAAAGGAAAAACGCCTTGTGTATGGCATCGCCGGCATCGCATCGGTTTTTGGATGCTCGATTGCAACGGCAAACCGAATCAAGAAAAGTGGCGTGATAAAGGATGCCATCATGCAGGACAAACGCCTGATAATAGTTGATGCAGACAGGGCGGTGGAACTTTGGAAAGAACACAAATCTATTTAATAAAAATCTATATGAAGCAAGTTATCTTAAAATCAATCACCCTTACCAATTTCAAGGGGGAAAAGGAAAGGACAACGGCATTCAATTCCGATGTCACCACCATCAAGGGGGCAAACGGTCTCGGAAAATCCCGCCACTTCGATGCATTCATTTGGCTTCTTTTCGGCAAGGATTCGGCCGACCGCAAGGATTATGAAATCAAAACCCGCGTGAATGGTCAGGAACTTCACAATGTGGATGCCACGGTTTCCGCAATCATCATTGTGAATGGTGAAGAAATTACCCTGAAACGGTCATTGGTCGAAGAATGGGTGAAGCCCCGCGGCAAGGCCGAAAGGGTTTTCAAGGGCAATCGCACTGATTGTTGGTGGAATGATGTGCCGGTGAATGTCACCGAATATGCCAAGAGGGTATCAAGCATCATTGATGAATCGCTTTTCAAGATGCTCACAAACCCGGCTTTCTTCGTGAACATGGACATGCAATTGCGCCGTGACACTCTCTTTTCCCTTGAACAGACATTGACGGATGCCGAAATCGTTGAGAAAAGGCCCGAATTTGCCACATTGCTTGACAAGATAAGCGGCAAGTCATTGTCTGACTTCAAGCGCGAAATTGCGGCCAAAAAGCGCCTTTTGAAGCAGAATCTTGCGGAGATTTCCCCGCGTATTGACCAGACAACAAAGATGAAGCCGGCGGCGGATGATTTCGCGGCCATCGAAAAGCGGATTGCCGAAATTGATGCGGACATCGCGGCCGTTGATGGCCAAATCGCGGACATCACAAAGGCCATTCGTGCGGCCTATGAGGAAGAAAGGCGAAAGGCTGATGAAGTCAATGCCCTCAAATCCGAAAAGCAAAAGTTGGTTTTCAATGCTCAATCCAATGAGAATGATGCGGCATTCAGGGCCAATCAGTCCCGGCGTGAACTTGCGGCCGAAATTCGCTCCAAGAAGAATGAATTGGATTCGGTGCGCCGGTCAATCAACACCCTTGAAAACGAAAAGGCCGAAAAGGAAAAGACGGCACAATATGTTGAAGTGAAAATCACTGATGGCCGCAAGTCTTGGGGTGTGGAGAATGCCAAAACCTATGATGGAAGCGACATTTGCCCGGTATGCCATCAGGAATTGCCGGAAGATGCAAAGGCGGCCGCCCGCGAGAAATTCAACGCATCCAAGAATGCAATCCTTGCATCCATCACAAGGGATGGAAAGGCCAATGTTGAAAGGCTCAATGCACTGAAAGCCGACCTTGCGGCCATTGATGCAAAACTCAAAGAGACCAGGGGCGCGGAAGCCGACCTTGATGCGGAAATCAAGGCGAAAGAAGCCGACCTTACGGCCATCGTGGAGACAAAGGCAAGAACCATCACGGAAGCTGATGTCCCCGAATGCGCTGAAATTGACAAGAAGATTTCCGCCATCGAAGCCACCATGAGCAACGGCAATGCCGGAAGCCCCGACACATCCGCCTTGTCGCAGAAAAAGGCCGATTTGGGCGTTGAAAAGGAAAATTGCGTGAAACGCCTTGCAGCCCGTGATGCCATCGCAAAGGCTGATGCTGAAATCCAACGCCTTGCCCAAGAGGAAAAACGCCTTGCGCAAGAAATCGCGGGCATTGAGGGTGAAGAAATCGCCATCCAAGACTTCATCCGTGTCAAGATTGAGGAATGCGAAAGCCGCATCAACAGCCACTTCCATTTCGTGAAGTTCAAGTTGTATGACACAACAATTGAGGGCAACATCTATGAGGTTTGCACCCCTCTTTGTGACGGCATCCCTTATTGGTCTGCAAATTCCGCATCCCAAGTCAATGCCGGGCTGGACATCATCAACACCCTTTGCAAGCATTTCGATGTATGCGCCCCCATCTTCATTGACAACCGGGAATCCGTGAATGAACTTATCCCCACGGATTCGCAAATCATCAATCTTGTGGTGACAAGGGACAAGGAAATCATCGTGGAATAAGACCATGTGAGCGCGAGGGGGAACGGCAACGGAAAATCCGAAAGCAAGCAACCGACCTAATCCCCCCGCGGTCTCACTCAAAAGATAATCAATAAACCATTATTCAATTCTAAAACCTTATGGCAAACAACAATGATGTGGCGGTGGTTTCCGCCGTTGAGAATCAGAAAACCGTGACCTACAAATCCGCGGGTCAGGATGTGACATTGAGCCGCACAATCGTGCGCAACTACCTTACCAAAGGGGCAACCAATGTGGAAGATGCTGACATCGTGCAGTTCATTTCCATCTGTCAGTTCAATCAACTCAATCCGTTCCTAAATGAAGCCTACCTTATCAAGTACGGCAATCAGCCGGCGCAGATGGTTGTGTCAAAAGAAGCCCTCTTGAAGCGGGCCGATGCTTGTGAGAATTACGATGGTCTGCAAGCCGGCATCATCGTGCTTCGTGGCAAAGAGGTCATTGAGGTCGAGGGTTGTTTCCTTGCCCCCGGTGACACACTCTTGGGCGGATGGGCAAAGGTGTACCGTTCCGACAAGAAATTCCCCTATGTGTCCAAAGTGAGCCTTGCCGAATATGACAAGAAGCAATCCTTGTGGAAAGAAAAGCCATCCACGATGATTTCCAAGATTGCAAAGGTTCAGGCGCTTCGTGAAGCATTCCCCGCACAGCTTGGCGCGATGTACACCCAAGAGGAACAGACCACCGTGGACTATCAGGAACAGGTGGATGAAGAAATCAGAAACAAGGGCAACAAGAAGTCCATCAGCATCCCCGCACAGGATGCAACGGCCGCCCCGGTTGAGATTTCACAGGCCCCCGAACAGCCCGCGCCCGCCGAAAACGCAGCCCCCGCAGGGCCGGGATTCTAATCACCAATGAAATCCGAAAGGCCATGAATTTGCAAATCTTGGGTTCATCCTCAAAAGGCAATTGTTACTTGTTCCGGGCATCGGACGGTGAAATCCTGATGGTGGAATGCGGCGTGTCTTTCACGGACATCAAAAAAGCCCTTAATTTCAACATTTCGGGGGTGGTTGGATGTCTGATAAGCCATGAGCATCAAGACCACGCCAAACAAGCCGGAAAGTGTCTTGAATCAGGCATTGATTGCTGGATGTCCAACGGGACGGCCGCGGAACTTGGAATCACCAATGCCCGGCGTGTCCACTTGATGCAAGAATTGCATTCGTACAAGATTGGCTCTTTCACCGTGCATCCTTTCAACACTGAACATGATGCCCGTGAGCCTTTCGGATTTCTCATTCATCGCCCGGAAATGGGAACGGCCTTGTTCGCCACCGACACATACTTTCTTGAATACACCTTTCAGGGCTTGAACAACATTCTTATCGAATGCAATTACCGGAAAGACATCTTGGAAGCCAATGTGAGGGCGGGAAAGTTGCCGGAAAGGGTAAAGAACCGCACCTTGCGAAGCCATTGCAGTTTTGACACATGCCGGGCCATCATGGAAGCCAATGACCTGACGGCCGTGAACAACATCGTCTTGATTCACCTTTCCGATGGCAATTCCAATGCAAGGGAGTTTCGGGACGGCATCGCGGAAGTAACCGGCAAGACCGTCCATGTCGCAGAACCGGGGATGACCATTCCATTTGACAAGACACCATTTTAATTCAAAGCAACAATGAAAAAATTTATCGTAAAACTCAAAAGTGATGATTCCATCATCGGAACATTTGACACGAAAGTCGAAGCATCGGAATTTGTGACGGAAGCAATTGATGACAACCAGATTGATACCGTTTTCGATGTGGTGTGTGAGGAAAAAGACATTGATGATTATCCCCTCACTTTCGGCGATGCTTGCAAGTTTCTCGGAATCCCTGAAAGCGCGATTGCCTTGAAAGGAGACAATGGAATCGCAAAATCCGCCGTGGCTTTCTATAAGCTGGCCATCATCGCAAAGGCATGGAACAAGATTGACGGCTTTGTGCCTGATTTCTCAAATTCCGACCAATTCAAATATTATCCGTGGTTTGTCTATAAATCCACCCATGCGGGCTTCGTGTATGCGTTTACGAGTTACGCGGCTTCGCATACGTCTGCGTATATCGGTTCTCGGCTTTGCTTCAAATCGTCCGCGACAGCTCGCAAATTCGGAGAGACATTCACGGCCTTGTACAATGAAATGTTCCTTGATTAAATCGAAAGCATTATGGAAAAATACATTGGTCAGGACATCAAGGATGTCAATTTGCGAAAAATCTTCTTGTCTGACAATGCGGATGAAGTTGTGGAAAAGACTTACATGAAGCCATATTCCGCGGCCGAATTGCAGGGCAAGAAAGAGGATTTGGCAAATGTCTCAATCAAGATTTCGGACATCGAAGCCAAGAAGAAAGCGGCAATGGAAGTGTTCAAGGGTGACTTGAAACCATTGCATGAGGAAAAGAACATTCTTGTGGGCAACATCAAGGCGAAAGCCGAACTTGTGACGGAAGAATGTTACAGGATTACCGACCAGGAAGCCGGGGAAACCGGGTTCTACAATGCGGATGGAAACCTCATTGAAGTCAGGCCGGCCACGGCCGATGAAATGCAAGGCAACCTTTTCAAGTTGGTTCGAAAGACCGACACCGACAACAACAGGAAACAAGCAATCGCAAACTAACAAACAATTATCATCATGGAAACAGAAAAAACAATCTTCAATCTTCCCGCCGGCGTGGACAATGTGGAAATCACCTTGCGTGAAGCCCCGGCCGCCAAAGTGCTTGATGAAAAAGCCCCGGTCAAAATCAACATTTCCGGAACAATCGGAGCCGTCAATGAATGGCTTGAAAAGAGGGTGGAAGCATGTCAGTTCTCGCAGAAGAATTGCCATATCCTTGTGGACAGGGACAAGGCGGAAATCACCCTTATCACCAATGAAGCTGATGAATACAAACGCGGCACGGTCAAAGGCACTTTGGCTTTCAATCCCAAGTTCCTTGAATTTGGAATCAACAATTCTTCCGTTGTGTGGACACCCACGGAATTGGGCATGTTCCTGAAAATGAACCGCACTTTCTTTGCGGACAGGGCGGAGAACATGAAATTGGTTTCGACCCTCATGAACTTTGTCGCAACGGTGAACAATTCCATTGCCAAGTCCGCCCGTGAAAATGGTGACAGAACCGACAACTTTTCGCAAGTGGTGGATTCGAATCTTCCGGAATCATTCACCATCAACATCCCCGTCCTGAAAGGTGGCCGGCCGGAATCCATCGAAGTGGAGACTTTCGCAAAGATTTCCGGGCGTGATGTCTCTTTCATCCTGATTTCGCCCGATGCGGCGGCCTTGTATGAGGAAATCAAGGCCACGGAGATTGATGCACAGCTTGAAGCAATCAAGGAGATTGCACCGGACATCGCCATCATCGAAATCTAAAATCAAGTATCACCGAAAGCCCCTTGAATATGGGCATTTGAGGGGCTTTTCAGACACTCGCAACAATGAAAGAGACATTTTATTTTCAACACGATTTCAATGCGCGGAATGACCCGAAATTGCAATCCCTTTTGATGGAAAAGGGCGTTGCCGGAATCGGTGTTTATTGGTGCATCATCGAACAGCTTTATGAGCAGGGCGGGGTGTTGTCTCTTGCACAATGCAAAAGCATTGCATTTGCTTTGCACATTGAAAGCAAAGATGTGGAAAGTGTCATAAAAGACTTCGATTTGTTCCAAAATGATGGTGAAAACTTTTGGTCGGAATCCGTAAATTCCCGGCTTTCTCGCCGGAAAGAGATTTCCGAAAAGCGAAAAAGTGCCGCCATAAGTTCTTGGAAATCAAGGGGACAAATGCAAATGCAGAGCAATTGCAATGAAAATTCAGACACTTGCAATGCTATAAAAGAAAAGGAAAGAAAAGAAAAAGATATTTTAATATCTGATAAATCAGATAATGCGGATTCGCATGAAAAGGTGAATTTCGATGAAATTGTTTCCATGTATCACCGCATCTGCATTTCTTTCCCGCGCATCATGAAGCTGACCGATGAACGGAAAAAGAAAATCAAGTCCCGCATCGAAGAAATGAAAGGTGACATGGCCGTCCTTGAAACCGTGTTCACGAAGATGCAGAACTCCGATTTTATGCGCAACGGCTCATGGGCATCATTCGATTGGATTTTCAAGAACCCGCAGAATTGGATGAAAGTCTATGAGGGCAATTATGACAACAAGCCCGCACAGGGAAAGAAACAAACCCAAGTGAATGATATATGGCCAACTCAATAAAAATTGCCGAATTGCTCGGAAAAGTGCATGAATACGGCTTCTTGCCGACCATTCGCCGGTATCAATACTTGCCTTTCAAGATGGAAATCGCCATGAATGTGGTGGAAGCCCTCGGAAAGTCCCGCAATCCGAACTTCCGGATTGATGATGAAAACCGCTTCACTTATGAGAACATCATCAGGTGGGTGCATGGTGATTCATCAATGGAGTGCTTGCACCCGGTCACGAAACAACGGATTCAGGGTGATTTGCACAAAGGCATCTACATTGCCGGAAACACGGGGACGGGCAAGTCCTGGTGCTTGGACATCATGACGGCTTATTGCCTTGTGGACAACCCGCAAATCACATTCGGCCGCAACACAATGGGGCTTCGATGGAAGAATGTGCGCACGGATGTCATTTGTGACGGCTTCACCACGGCCGGCGAAATCCAACAATACAAGACCACACCCATCATTGGTTTTCAGGACTTGGGGACGGAACCGGAAGAATCCGTGTACATGGGCAACAGGGTGCAACCGATGCGGGCTATACTTGAATTTCGTGGGGATTGCACCGACAAGATGACATTGATAACATCCAACATCCCATTCGCTCATGAACGGTTCGTGCAGAGGTATGGGGAAAGATGCGCTTCAAGGCTCAATGAAATGTGCAATTACTTTGAGATTACCGGAAAAGACAGGCGTAAGTTATGACACAGGAAGAATTTATCAATCTTGTACGCGATATGCGAAAGGCGCAAAAGGAATATTTCAAGACAAGGGATTATTTGGTCTTGAATCGTTCAAAGATACTTGAAAAGCAAGTGGATGCCGCAATCAAGTCCTTTGAACAACCCGAATCGCCATCACTCTTTGAATAATCATCAAATCAAAATCTATTATGAAAAATCTACAACTTATTGTTTACAGGACGGACAAAGGCACACCGGTGACTGATTCCGTGCTGATTGCGGAATACCTGAATCGCAGACATTCCAATATCACAAAGGCAATCCGCCGAATCATCGAACAGGGCGGCGGAAGCAATTTCTATCAATCCACATACATCAATGGCGGCAAGGTCTTGCCAAAGTTCGTGATGAACAAGCGCGGGTTCATTGATGTAACAAAGACCATTCACGGAATCACCCTTGAAGTGTCCGAAATCCTCGGACGGTTCGAAGCCGTGGAACAGGCCATCGGGGATGCACCCATTGAAAAGCCCGCAATCGTCCCTGAAACAAAAGAAGCCGGAGCGGATGGGCAACAGGCCACCGGAACACTCTTAGAGCCGTCAAATGGCGCGGAAAGGGAAAATGAAGCCCCGGAAGCATCGCAAGAGGAAACCATGTCATACATCATTGGACGGCTTGCCATTCTCGAAAAGAATCAGGCGGCCATCAATGGAAAGCTGGATGCCATTCTTGATTTCATCGCAAAAGCGGGCCGGGGTCAGGCGGCCGCACCGCAAAGGCCGTCCACCATCAAGATAACGCAAGAACTTGTCACGGTCGGGGAATTGGCCAAGATGCTTTGCCAATATGGAATCACCACCGGTGAAATGCGCCTTTTCCAATGGATGCGTGACAATCAGTTCCTTTGCGCAATGGGGTCTGAATACAACTTGCCACGGCAGAAATACATCGAACAAGGATTGTTTGTCATCAAGGCATCCCGCGTTCAGCTTCCAAACGGGCAAATCATCGAAAAGAACACCACCAAAGTGACGGCCAAAGGCCAAGAATACTTCATCAATAGGTTTTTATACAATCAACAGCAAGGAAAATGAAAATCTACATTTCGGGAAAGATTACGGGGTTTCCCATTGATGTTGTCCGTGACAGATTCAACACGGCAGAATCATTCCTTGAATCCGCGGGATTTGAGGTTGTGAACCCCCTGAAAAACGGTCTTGCGGTCTCGGAGCCGTGGGAAAGGCACATCGTCAAGGATGTCGAATTGCTCATGTCATGCGATGCCATCTACATGCTTGATTGCTGGCGGTCATCGCGTGGGGCGCGGATTGAATACAATATCGCGCTTGAATCCGATAAATACATCCTCTTTGAATCCGCAATCATCAACAGGGACTTGTCCATCATGCTTTTGCAGAATGCCATCCATGAGGTGACGGGGCTGAAATTCGGGGAATATGACAATGATTCCCGGAAGCAGGATTGTGTCTTTGCCCGGATGATTTTCATCTACCATTGCAGAAAGAGCAACAAGATGAAGTTGTCGGAGATTTCCAAGTATATCCACCGGACACATTCGGCCATTCTTCATTTGCTCAAAGTCTATTCGGATGAATACAAGTACAACAAGAACTTTCGTGTCATCGCCGACAGGGTGGATGACATATTGAACAAGTAAACCATTTCAATCAATGAAATATCAACCCCACAAATTCAACTACCGTTGGACACTGAAAGACGCGGCCTTTACAAAGGATAAGGGTAAGGTCTTTTCGTGTTTTGCATGTGGGGGGGCAGTTCAATGAGCTATAAATTAAGCGGTTACGATGTTATAGGCTGCAATGAAATTGACCCCCGCATGATGTACACTTATTGTCAGAACCACAACCCGCGTTTCAACTTCTTGGAGCCGATACAGACATTCAAGTTGCGTGATGACTTGCCCGATGAATTGTATCAGCTTGACATCTTGGATGGTTCACCGCCTTGTTCGACATTCTCAATCGCCGGAAGCCGTGAAGATGCATGGGGTGTGGAAAAGAAGTTCAGAGAGGGTCAGGCATCACAAGTCCTTGACACACTTTTCTTCGATTTCATTGACCTTGCAAAGAAGTTGCAGCCCAAAGTGGTGATTGCGGAGAATGTGAAAGGGCTGTTGCTCGGTGAAGCGCAAAAGTATGTGGCAAGAATTTATGATGAATTTGACAAGGCCGGATATATGGTGCAACATTTCCTTTTGAACGGTGCGACAATGGGCGTTCCCCAAAGGCGTGAAAGGGTGTTTTTCGTATGCTTGCGGAAAGACCTTTGCGCACCTTTCCTGAAACAAGTGAATCTTTTTGAGGAAAAGCCCGCGTTGGAAATGGAGTTCAATGAAGCGCCAATCCTTTACCGTGAAATCATGGATGATGATGTTTCATATCCGATTCCGCCCTCTTACAAGAAATGTTGGGACAGGCGCGAATACATGGATAAATGTCTTGCGGACATCGCCATCCGTTATGAGGGCGTTGATAAATTCTTCAATGTTCAGCTTGAAAAGCCCGACATGGTGCTTACAACCATCACCGGCAAACAGGAATCAACGGTCGCATACCACAAGCCAAGTTTCCTTTCGGACATGGAATGCATCTTGGGTTCGTCATTTCCGATGGATTACAACTTTTGCGGACAAAGGGCGAATTACATTTGCGGGATGTCCGTGCCGCCCCTGATGATGGCGCAAGTGAGCAATCAAGTGTGGTTGCAATGGTTATCCAAAATTTAAGTAAATTTGTGTTATAGTAATACGAAAATCTACAATGAAACTCTTTTTCTTCGACTTGGAGACAACCGGGACAAACCCCGGAAAGCATGGCATTCACCAAATCAGCGGCCAGATAGTCATTGATGGCGTGGTGAAAGAGAAATTCGATTTCAAGGTGCAGCCAAATCCCAAAGCCGCCATTGATGACAAGGCGCTGGAAGTGGGTGGCGTGACCAAAGAACAAATCCTTGCATATCCCCCGATGCGTGATGTATATCATGCATTGGTGGACATGCTCGGAAAGTATGTGGACAAGTTCAACCGCAAGGACAAGTTCTTTCTTGTGGGGTACAACAATGCCGCGTTTGACAACAATTTCTTGCGCGGATTCTTCTTGCAGAATGGGGATGAATATTTTGGCTCATGGTTTTGGTCGAACTCGGTTGATGTGATGGTGCTTGCATCCAACTATCTTCTTGACCGCCGGGCGGAAATGGAGAATTTCAAACTTTCCACGGTTGCCAAGTTCCTGAATATTGCCGTTGAAGATGATGCCTTGCATGATGCTCAGTATGACATCGAATTGACAAAACTTATTTATGACATCGTGAAATGAAAATGGAAAAAAGACTCGTCTTTGACAACATTGCCAAAGAAGCACACGCCAATGCCGTTGAACACGGATTTTGGGATGTCCGCATGTCGAATGAGCATTATTTGATGCTTGTGATTTCAGAGGTTGCCGAAGCCGTGGAAGCCGACCGCAAGGGGAATTGGGCATGTGACAAGCCCGAATATGACCTTTATGTCGAGGGGCACAAATCGCGGTTTATCACTTTCAAGGAATCCATCAAGGACACGGTGGAAGATGAATTGGCCGATGTCGTGATTCGGCTCTGTGACCTTGCGGGGGCGGAGGGAATCGAATTTGACAAGCTGATGCCGTTGCGTTATATCCGCGACTTTGAGAAATTCAGCTTTTCCGAAAACGCCTTTGCGCTTTGCAAGGGCTTGTGCAAGGAATCCATCTATCTTCACAAGCGCATCCAATGGGGCTTGTGGTATGTACAGGCATGGGCGCAGCACATGAACATAAACTTGGAATGGCATGTCACTCAAAAGATGGCATTCAATGCGACCAGGCCCGCCAAACATGGCAAGGCATATTAAGCAAATGCAATGCAAATGCATGTATTTCAATAGCATAAGCAACAATGAAAGCAATTATCATTCATCAAGACCCGGAAACGGGTGAAAAATCCGCTTTTGAGACGGATTATTTCGATGCGGAAAACCATTGGAATGATTGCCTTATTGCCGCCATATTGCCTTACAAGGGCATTGTGACCTTTGACGGGGAGACATGGCAAGACATCGAACAAGACCATCTATAAACCACAAAAATCTATCAAACAATGTTACAGATTGAAGTCATCGGCAATCTTGGAAGTGATGCCGAAATCAAGGAAATCAATGGAAAGAAATATGTCTCTTTCTCGGTGGCGGATTCATACCGCGGCGCGGATTCTCAGGGAAACCGCGTTGAAAGGACAAATTGGGTGTCCGTCCTTTGGTATGGGGATGGTGGCCGGATGTTCTCATACTTGAAGAAAGGGACACAAGTCTTTGTCCGTGGCCGCATGTCCATCCGTGAATGGACGGACAGGGCCGGAACAAAGCAATACACAATCAGCGCCAATGCAAGTGAAGTGACCCTTTGCGGTGGGCGTGTGGCAAGTCAGGAGCCGGCGGCAAGCCCGGCCGGTGGTGCGGGGTATGGAAGCCAATACCCGCAAACGCATCAGGCGGTGCAAGAGTTTCGGCAGAATAATGGATTGGCCGCACCCGCATCGGGTGAAGATGACTTGCCGTTCTGACATGAAAGCCGGGGATGAAATCTATTTGGCGAAAGGAAGCCTTATCAGCTTTTGCGAGGTGGTGGGCTTCCGATGCTATTGCACCGAATTGAAAGCGGGGCATCATCACATTCTTGCCGCGCCATACCATCGGGGCTTGTTTTATGGCTTTGGCTATGACAACGGGGAAAGGCACTTGTTCCTGACACGGCTTTGGCATTATCCCTTTGCAGTTGCGGCCGAAGCCATCCGCCGGCACATTCCCATAAGACTGTCAAGGTTCTTAAAATTGGAGAAATGAAGTATCAGAACATCATCGGCATTGACCCGGATGCAGAAAAATCGGGCGTGGCGTTCTTGGAGACCGCAACACGCAAGCTGGAAGTGACAACATTGACATTCCCGGACTTGCTCGATTACTTGCGGTTCAGCAATGACAGGGCAACGGAAAGCGGCCAATCCCTCATTGTCATCGTGGAAGCCGGGTGGATGGTGGAGAAATCCAATTACCACCCATTTCAAGGGCATCGGGCGGAAAAGATTGCAAGGGATGTGGGGCGCAACCATGAGACCGGCCGCAAGATTGCGGAAATGTGCCGTCATTGGGGAATCAATGTCTTGGAGCATCACCCCCTGAAAAAGATGTGGAAAGGCAAGGACGGCAAAATCACCCATGAGGAATTGGCGTTTTTCACGGGGTTGTCGGGCCGCACCAATCAGGAATCAAGGGATGCCGCGTTGCTTGCATGGGAATATGCGGGCTTTCCCATCAGGGTAAAAGTTCGATAACTCAATAATAACTTTTTTGGATTTGGCGTGTTACTATGACACGCCATTTCTATTTTTGCAAAGCAAATGCACAACAAAAGCAACAAATTATGAAACCGATTGATTTTCCCGAATCCACGAAAGTCTTGCAGAAGCCGGCCGAAATGACCGACCAGGAATGCAGTTCGCTCCCCGTATGGAATGACGGCAAAGAGTGCGTTTCCGCATGGAAAGCAAGCATCAAGGAAAGATTCACGATTCTTTTCACCGGCCGCGTATGGCTCGGTGTCCTTTCAGGCAACACGCAACCGCCCGTTTGGGTGGACGGATGCCGACCTTTCGTTAAAGCCCCATTAAAAGCCCGAATTTCGGACTTCTTCAAGAAAGTGGTGGAATTTATCAAGCGCACATGGCAAAGCCTTGTAAACGCCATAAAACAGCCCGACAAACGCAAGCATTTCATCGCCGGCTTTATCATTTCCCTTGTGGCCGGTGTGTTCATGCCCCTTTTGGGCGTTGTCATCGCAATGCTTGCCGGTGCCGTCAAGGAATGGTGGGATTCAAGAGGTCATGGAACGGTCGAAGCGCTTGACTTCATCTTCACATCCTTTGGCGCATTGGCGGCCTTGCCGTTTTCATTCCTTATTCACAATCTAATCTTTTGAGCAATGAAAGAAATCGAAGTAAGATTCAAAGTGTGGGTTGGAGATTTCCCCGACACGCGATTGACCAAAAACAATGTCATTCGCAAGGTGCAACGGTTGGGCGAAGAAATCCTTGATGATTTCGATGAAACCATCCATGACATCGAAGTCCTTGAAGATGGAAAGAATCAGGACTTGACTTTCCCCGTCATTTCAATCTGACCCTATGGCAAAGATAATCGAAACAAGCATTGATGCCCTTGTCCCCGACAATCGGAATTACAACAAAGGCACACAGTATGGCCAGCGCTTGATTGAAAAATCCCTTTCCGAATTTGGCGCGGGGCGTTCCATTCTCATTGACAAGCATGACCGAATCATCGCGGGAAACAAGACCGTGGAGAATTTCGGTGCAATCGGGATGGACAAGGTGCTTATCGTGGAAACAGATGGCCAAACCCTTGTTGCCGTCAAGCGCAAGGATATTGACCTTGATTCCCCGAAAGGCCGTGAAATGGCACTTGCCGACAATGCGACCGGCAAAGCCAATCTTGACCTTGATGCCGATTTAATCCTTGAAGATGCCGAAAGGCTCGGATTCGATGCCCTTGATTGGGTTCCCGACCTTTCGACCGATGACGGGAATGAGGATGACAAGGGGAAAGTCGGAAAGAAAAGCATTTCCACAAAGCTGGTTGTGGAGTGCGGGGATGTTTCGCGTTTGGAATTGTTATTCAATGAGTTACAAGAAAGAGGATTCCAATGCACACTTGAATAACTCATTGAATCATAGGCACGAATGACACAAAAAAGGGGGTAAAATGGCAGCTTACAGCAAGAAGATGGTTTCCAAGATTGCCGGGCTTGTGAAGTCTGACACATACACCATTGCCGAAATATGCGGAATCGTGGGCATCAGCTTGCGCACTTATTTCCGCTGGATGCAGGAACACCCCGAATTTGCCGATGCGGTTGAGAGGGCAAAGGATGAACGGATGCAGAAACTTGTGGTGGAAGCCCGAAAGTCCCTTTTGAAAAAGATAACCGGCTATGATGTGGAAGAAACGCACACGGTTGTCATCCCCAACGGGGAGAAAGGCCCTGACGGAAAGCCCAAAGGCAAGGTAAAAGAGAAGAAAACGGTCATCAAGCACATTCAGCCCGACACGATGGCAATCATCTTCACCCTTACCAATGGGGATTCCGAGAACTTCAAGAACAAGCATTCCATCGAAGCCACGGGCAAGGATGGAAAGGACTTGTTCGAATCGAAGTCTATATCCGAACTCAAAGAGGATTTGGACGGGCTGATGCGCATTATCAACGGCGGTGAATAAGGGATGGCGGATGAAGTGCGAACACGGCAAGCGCTTAAAGAAGCAATCTTGAAAGCGCGAACCCTTGCAAGGCAGATGGCAAGGGGTGATTTGTTGCACTTTACCCTTGCCACAATGCCGACATTCAAGCCGGCGGGATTCCATAAGCACTATTATCAGGCCCTGACGGACTTTGCACACGGCAAAATCAAGAAGATGGCCGTGTTCATCCCCCCGCAGCATGGCAAATCCGAGGGTTCGACAAGGCGTTTGCCGGCTTTTCTTCTTGGGGACAATCCTGATTTGAAGATTGCCATCGTCTCATACAGCACCACAAAGGCAAGGAAATTCAACAGGGAGATTCAACGCATCATTGACAGCCCTGAATATGCCGAATTGTTCCCGGATTCCTATTTGGGGCAATCTTCCTTTGCGGGGCAAGAGGAACCGGGGACATGGGTGCGGAACTCCGATGAATGCGAAATGGTGGGGCATCGTGGCGGGTTCAAGACCGTTTCCGTTGGTGGCGCATTGACCGGTGACCCGGTGGATGTGCTTATCATGGATGACATCTACAAGGATGCAAAGACGGCATGGTCTCCCGTGGTGCGTGAATCCGTGCAAGATTGGTATGACACGGTGGCGGAAACCCGTTTGCACAATGGTTCAAGGCAACTCATGGTGTTCACGCGGTGGCATGAAGATGACTTGGGCGGTGAACTCTTGCGGCAACAAGGCATCTATGACCCCGAAAGCAATCCCGATGGGTGGGTTGTCATCAATTACCCGGCAATCAAGGTGGGAAAACCCACGGAATATGACCCCCGCCAAGAGGGTGAAGCCCTTTGGCCGGAAAGACACTCGCTTGAAAAGCTGGAATCGGCAAGAAAGCGCAATCCGACCGTGTTTGAATCACTCTATCAGCAAGACCCCAAACCCCATGAGGGGCTTATGTATGATTCAGGATTCCGAACATACGGTGTCAGGCCGGCAACGGAGAAATGGAAGCGCAAGGCATACATTGATACGGCAGACACGGGCGATGATTACTTGTGTGGGATTGTCTATGATGAAACCGAAATCGGCAACTTCATTTGTGATGTCATTTACACGCAACGGCCGATGGAATACACGGAGCCGGCAACGGCAAAGATGCTCGTGAAATGGCAAGTGGAAGAAGTTGTGGTGGAATCCAACAATGGCGGGCGTGGCTTTTCCCGTGCCGTTGAGAAACAAGTGCGCTTGATGGGCAACACGAAGATGAAGTTCAAGTGGTTCTTTCAGTCCGACAACAAGCAAGTGCGCATTTTCAGCCATTCCGCGGCCGTTCAGAACCTCACATTCATGCCCGATGGATGGGAAAGGACATTCCCCGATTTCGCAAAGGCTATCAATGGGTATTTGAAAGCCGGCAAGAATCCTCATGACGATGCACCGGATGCCCTGACCGGCACAATCGAAAGGCGCAAGAAGATTTCATCGGCAAGTGTTGCCGACATGATGGGATATTAACAATAAATCATTTGATATTATGAAAGTTACAGACATCATCCAAACCGAGAACCAGGGCGATGTGATTCAGGAAATGAAATCGCACCGCTTCATCCCACAGCCCGATGTGGAAGCGGCCAAAAAGGTGCTTGACCCACAAGAGCATGACATCAACAATCCAATCATCCGCCCTGACAAGCGCGTGAAAGTCACCGATGACACGCAAGGGGAATCCGCGCAAAAGGTCATTGATGTGGATGGCAAGGACAATGGCAATTTCCGGTATGAAAAGGTTGCCCGCATCGCGGTGGCCTTGCAGAACCTCATAATCAACCGCGCCGTGTCCTTTGTGTTCGGCAATGAGCCGGCATACAATTCCACCCCCGACAATGACAATCAGAAGTTGGTGAAAAGGGCGTTTGACCGCATCTTGTACGATGCCAAGAGCCGTTCATTGAATCGCAAGATTGCCCGTTTCATTTTCGGGTTCAAGGAGTGTGCCGAATTGTGGTATCCTAAGGAAGTGAAAGAGCCACACGGCAATTACGGGTTCAAAACCAAATTCAAGTTGCGTTGCGCCTTGTTTTCCCCTGCATTGGGCGATACCTTGTACCCTTATTTCGATGAAACCGGGGACATGGTGGCCTTTTCACGGTCATTTGCCCGCAAGGATGATTCGGGCAACGCCACGGACTTCTTTGAGACATACACGGACGAGGAACATTGCCTTTGGGCGAATGGTGCGAATGGTTATGAAATGGTTGATGGCTATCCGAAGCCCGTTGCCATCGGCAAGATTCCCATCGTGTTCGGCCATCAAGACAAGTTTGAGACACAGGATGTGGACAAACTGATTGACAGACTTGAAAAGTTGCTTTCCAACTTTGCCGACACGAATGATTACCACGCATCCCCCAAGATTTTCACCACGGGCCAAATCAACGGATGGTCGAAAAAGGGCGAAGCCGGTGCGGTCATTGAGGGCGAAGAGGGTGCGACCATGCAATATGTCTCATGGCAGAATGCCCCCGAATCCGTCAAGCTGGAAATCGAAACCCTCTTGAAGATGATATACACCATCACGCAGACCCCGGACATTTCCTTTGATTCGGTCAAGGGCATCGGTGCGGTGTCTGGAATCGCCCTGAAACTCTTGTTCATGGATGCCCATCTGAAAGTACAGGACAAGCGGGAAATCTTCGATGATTATCTGCAAAGGCGTGTCAATGTCATCAAGGCATACATCGGGCAATTCAATCAGTCCCTGAAAGCCGATTGTGACAGTCTCTTGATTGAGCCTGAAATCGTGCCTTACATGATTGTGGATGAAAAGGAACAGGTTGAGTATTGGATGACGGCCAACGGCAACAAGGCCCTGATTTCTCAGGAAGAATCCGTGGAGAAAGCCGGCCTTACTTCCAATGCGGAAGTCACGATGGAGAAAATCAACAATGAATCGAGCCGTGACAATTCCTTTGTTATCGGTGAACCCATTGAAGCATAATTGAGGATATGGCAAAGAAACAGGGCAAACCGGGCGTTAAAAAGGGGCAAAAGGTCAAGACAAAGAGGTTTTCCATTCAGGGCTTCGATGTCGAACACTACAAAAGGACGGAGCAATATGCGGCGGCCGTGCAAACCCTTTTCGACCGTGCGACCGTGGCGATAATCAATGCGGCCGTAAAAGGCCATTATGACCCCGACAAGCCCTTTTCTTTTGCCGATTATCCAAGTGTTCAGGCGGTGATGCAAAAGACCATTGAGGGGCTTGCAAATGGCGTTACGGCCGTGATTGAGACCGGCTCCCGCAAACAATGGCTTTTCGCAAACCAAAAGAATGATGCTTTCCTTGCATCCATCGGTGACACAAGCAAGGTTTCCCCGGCCAAAATGAAGAAATGGCAGGATAAAAACCTTGATGCGCTCAAAGCCTTTCAGGAACGGAAGATTGAGGGCATGAACCTTTCGCAAAGGGTGTGGAAGTATGTTGGGCAATACAAGGAACAAATCGAACTTGGGCTTGATGTGGGGCTTGGAGAGGGTCGCAGCGCGGCACAGCTTGCCCGCGATGTGAAAGAGAACTTGCGTGAACCGAACAAGCTGTTCCGGCGTGTCCGTGACAAGCATGGCAATCTTCACCTTTCCAAAGCGGCAAAGGCATACCACCCCGGACAAGGCGTGTATCGGTCAAGTGTCAAGAATGCCCAAAGGCTCACAAGGTCGGAAATCAATATGGCTTACAGGGAATCCGATTTCTTGCGGTGGCAGAACCTTGATTTCGTGGTGGGCTTTGAGATTCACCGTTCAACCCATGAGCCGTTGTGCAAGTGCAAGTTGTGTGAACGGCTTGTGGGGCGTTATCCAAAGACATTCAAGTTCAAGGGGTGGCATCCGCAATGCATGTGTTATGCAACCCCCATCCTCATGGATGAAGAAACGCGCAATGCCAATGAGCAAGCTGAATTGAAAGCCGCATTGACCGGCAAGCCATACAAGCCCAAGAGGGCAAAGAATGAGGTGCTGGATGTCCCGGACGAGTTCAAGGCGTGGGTTTCGGAGAATGTGGCGTCACAAGAGAATTGGGCATCTACCCCGTATTTTATCGCGGACAACTTCATTGACGGGCAATTGTCTCTTGGCTTGAAGCAAGGGGCGAATGATGGCGGCATCAAGACCATCATGCAAGCCATTGAGGTGGCAAAGGGGTTCGGAATTGGCCACATTGACTTTGGTGATGCCACGGTGGAACAGGCAAACATCATCCTTGAAGCCTTGCAAGAGGAATTTGACTATTTCGGTGATGCTGGAATCCCCCTCAATGGCCTTTCATTCGCCAAAGGTGACATGCACACGAAGAAAGAGGGCGGGCATTATAACACGCAGACCAATGAAATGGTCATCAACCTTGACATTTTCGGCGATGATGCGGATTCGGGCAAGCCCATCTTGGAGAAAATCGCATCCCTTGAAGTGCAAAAGGCCAAGTTGCAAGAGCAAATCATGCAATTCGAAGCCAAGTTGGGCATCAATTCGGCCGCGGACAAGATGCTGAAACAGGACATCAAGCAAATGAAGTCCCGTGTCACCGACATCGAAATCAAGATTGGCAAGTTCCAAAAGGATATTGCCGCCGGCCATGATGAAATCACTTTCACTTACGCATATTCCCTGAAAGATGTGAAAGACCGCGTGAAAGCGACCATTCACCATGAATTTGGGCATCTTTTCGACCACAAGTTCAACGGTGGTGAGGGTTATGCCGGCAACGCATACAATTCCACATACGCAAAGACCACCGACCAGGAACAGATTGCGGAATGGTTCTCACAATGGATGATGGGTGACAAAGAGGGCATCCCGCAAGAGTTGCTTGATGCCTTTGAGAACAAGACGGCCGTGGACACTTTCAAGCCGCAGTTGATGGCCATCATGCCGCAGATTGAGCAAGCCCGGCAAGTCGCACAGGAATGGGGGCTTTCCACGGCACAGATTGATGTGGGTATTCAGAACAAGAACATGCATTCAATCACCGCCGGCATTGAACAGATTGTTGCCACGGGGCAAAAGTTGCTGGAAGATGTCAATGCGTGGATTGCCAAGATAATGCCATTGATGCAGGAAGCGATGAATCACGGCATCCCGGTGTCCCATTATGCGGTAATGATGAAGAAATTGCAAGGCAATCATTCCACTTGGGCGTTTGACAAGGCTTCTTATACATCGGCCATCACGGAATTGCAGGAAGCCATCAAAGAAGCCAAAGACAATGAGCATCTTTCCACCTTGCTTGTGGATGTGGCCGATGCAAAGGCGCAATTCGGCTCCGATGCTGTTCATGCGGTGTATGATGCCGTGGAAAAGAAACTTGCGCAATGGTCACACTTAACACTTCAAGACCAAAAGAAGAAACTAACCTTTGAAATCAATTGGGTTTCTACCAATCAGAAATATCCCACATGGAAAGTTGCGATGCAAGCATACCAAAAGAAACTTTCCGAGGTGGAAGAAACACTTGAATGGTTGCCGATTTCCACGAAACTTCAAGAGTTTAAGGCATACAAAACAAGTTCAAAGACCAAAGATGCAAGTTACCTTTCGGAACTTAAAACCCTTGAATTGGCCATTCAATCAAAAGATTTGACGGTCGCAAAAGCGGCGGTTTCGGCTCTTGATGCTCAAAAGGCTCAAATCGAACAAAAAAAGGCGGCATTGGCGCAGAAGAAAGCATCAACCGCGGCTTTTGAGGAATCCGGGGTAAAATTCGGCCCCGGCGTGAAAACCGCAAAAGTGGAAAGGGCTTTGTCCGAACAGGAATTTGATGATGCTTGTTGGGATTTGTGTTTCAAGCGGCTGAAAGGGACGAACTTGACAAAAACGCAAAGGGACAAGTACAATGAAATTTCATTGATATTGTCAAGTGATAAGCCTGATTATAAGCAAATTCGCAAAATCTTAACATCACTTGGCGAAGATTTGGATGACACTTTCGGTCAATCAAGAAAAGACATCGCAATGTGGTGTCAATCCGAAGATGAATCGAAAAAGGAATACAAACAATATGCAGACCAATTCTTTGCAAAAGCAACCAAAGAGGAAATCGAGGGGCAATATGGTTACACGGCCGGAAGTGGTTATCAGAACCGCCCGTTGCGTGGTTATGAGGGCGGTTGGGATTCATCTTGCTTCAAGGGTGTCGGAAATGTCTCGTTAGATGCTGAATCACGCAATGGTGCAAAACACATCAAGGCTTCTTCGGAATTTATTGACCGTTGTTCGTATGAGTTTGATGTGTGGTTGCAAAGAGGTGTTGATGACAAGGGGCTTCGTGGCTTTTTGGGGCTTACCAGCTTGACGGAATCGAATGTGAAAGCAATGGTCGGGAAAACCGTTTGTGATACGGCTTTTTTCTCATGCGGTTCGGCAAAAGGGACGGGTTTCGATGGCAATATTTTGAACATATATTGCCCAAGAGGGACAAAGATGCTTTATGTGAATGGCCGGTCGGCTTTTAATGGCCATGAAAATGAAACCATCATTCAAAGAAATACGCATTTCCGGATTCTGAAAGTTGAATATGCGCACTATAAGTTTTTTATAGACATGGAGGTGGTTGCGCAGATATAAAAAAGGGGGCAAAATAAGCCCCCTTTATGCTTTTAGGTATCTTCTTACATACCAGCCTTTGAAATCTTCCGGTGTCCCTTGAAACCAATGGTCAAACCGATTGTAAAGAAGCGCTTTCAGCGAAATGGGCGTGTCATCATCATTTCGGAAAGATGCAAGCCCGGCATTTGAATAAGCCGTGATGATTAAATCCATCTTCATTGCGGCATCGCTTTCTTCATTCTCCAATGCTTTCACATTGGTTTCACACCAATCCTTTTCGTAGTCCCAAAACATCATTGCATTTTGGTTCTTTCCCTCAAAGGGATTTTTACTTTCTCCCTTGTAGTATTTGCAGAATTTCAAAAGGTCTTTACTTTCCATTGTATTCGTGATTTAGGATGTTGATAAATTCGGGTGTCAGGTATCGCCGGGCTTGCGTTTGCAAGTCAAACGGAACACCAAAGAATGCTTCCGCGATGCCGCCGGTGATAGCCGCGACGGTGTCGGAATCACCGCCGATTGATACGGCATTCCTGATGGCATCCTCAAAAGAAGATGCTTCAAGGAAACATTCGATGGCTTGCGGAACGGTAACTTGGCATGATTCATCGAAGATGTTGTCTTGCCTGATGTCATCCACGGAAAGCCCGTCAATTTCCTCATAATACTTGCTTGCGATGTCGAACATGGCCAGCTTTGTTGTTGCGCCATTGAAAGCCGCCCAAATGAGGTGTGCAACGCATCTTGCACCCTTGATGCCCTCGGGGTGGTTGTGTGTCACAACGGCCGTTTGTTCGGCCATTGCAAGGCAATCTTCAAGGGGTTTATCCTTGAAGCGCAAGGCCACGGGGGAAACACGCATGGCCGCGCCATTCCCAAAGGAATAGTAAGCCGGCATTCCGGGCGTGTCAAGCCATTGGCGGAATGATGCACCATACCCGCCCATCGGCCGGTTGTACCGTTTCCCAAATTCACGGAATGCGCGGTCGAACCGCTTGCCTTTCTGCAAGGCATCGGCAACGGCCATCGTCATGATGGTGTCATCCGTGAAGTCACATTCGATGGTGAACAGGTCGAAATGCTTGCTTCGATGGTTTGCAAACTCAAAGCGAGACCCGACAATATCACCGATAATTGTTCCAATCATATCATCTGTTGCGTTTTTGCCCCCGGTAAGAGGACTTGCGGTGCAAGTTCCCCTTTCGGAGAATGATTAACTTGTTTTCATACGGCTTGTTTTCGGCCAATTTGAAGCCCCACAAGCGCGTTTTGCTCACACCAATGTCCGTTGGTGTGAACACATCGAAGATTGCGGAAATAGAGCCAAAATAATGGTGCGTATCCGCATCTTTGATGGTCAGGTGGTAAATGGTATCACCGTTCATTGGTCTTGTCCTTTCTTATGGTTTTTTCATCCAGCCTGAAAAGTTCGGCATCATCCGCATACGCGGCATGTTTGACGGCGCGGAAGAATGCCTTGTTGATTTTCCGGAGCTGTCGCAAATAGTTCTTGGGTTGCCATTTGAAAGCGGGCATCACCTCATTGTTTGCCCCATAGATGCCACCGGTTTTCCCCTCAAAGTGGGCAAAGGCAACAAGATGGCCATCCTTGATGTAAACCCTTTCCACCGCCCTTTTCTTGAACACGGTGTGTTCATGGTCAAGATGTTCGCATCCATTGTAAAACTCAAAGATGCGTTTCTCATGCTCCATTTGCATCCGGGCGGCTTCTTCCTGGTTCTTGCGCAGTTCAACAAGTTTCACGGCAATCTGATGGCGCAGCGCGGCCACATTGATTGTGGTGTCCTTGCGGGTCGCAACCTCATAAGGCAGCTTGCCATCGGCAAACATCCTGAAAGCGCGGACGGTGTTTTCCTTGTCCTCAATCTTGGCGGCAAGGCTTTCGGCAAAGGAGACTTCCAAGCCATACTTGGCTGCAAGTTCCTCAATGGTAAAATCATTTTTCATACAAAGATAGTGAATTTATTTAATAAAACAATCAATAATGCAAAACAAGTCCACATTCAACGGCCTTGACAAAGGCATCGCGGACAACTCTTTCAAAGGAATCCCCGATGAAGCAATACAGGTCACGGCCGGCGAATCTGATGACACAATGGTGTTCGGGCCGGTATTCCACTTGCCCATTGGCATCAAGCCCCTTGATGACAAGGTTCGTTATGTTATATGCGACATGGTTCTTTGTGAGGATGTCAAGCATCCCCAATGTGTCGGGTTCTTTTCCAATCATAGGTGCTTCATTTTGTATCTTGCAATATCTTCATCCTTGAAAAGCCCGCATGATGGCAATTGCCGCAAGGTCTTGAACACCTTTGCAAAGCCATCATTGTTGCGTGAAGTGCGGTCAATGTAGAGGTACACAAGGCGGATGATTTCGTTTGCATCCTCATTGAAAGAATCCATCGCGGCCGCGTTTCCGGGGGCGTTTGGGTCATCTTCATCGCGGTCGGCTCCCCATGTGGCATTTATGATGGCCGGGTCAATCCTTTCGAAGAATTGGAAAGCCGCCATCTTCTGATAAGCGCAATATTGGTTCAGGCCGGTGAGCATGTCATTGTCCTTGATTTTGTACCCATGCCGTGCATATACGGATTTCAGGCGCAAAAGGGACTGTTGCGATATGATTTCCACGGCATTCGCCAAGAGGTACAGCACTTTCAGTTCTTCCGGGATGCTGGAAGCCTTGATGTCGGCACGAATCTTCTTGATTTTCTCTTTGTCTTGCGGTTTCATTTCTTCTTGGGGATAAAGGGTTCAAGGCTTTGCATGATGGGGTCAAAGATTGTCACAAAGGCATTTTGCGGGCAATACAGGGTGATGTGTGGAATGTTGTGGACTATGATGGTGGAATCCGCACCGGCCTTGTCCATTCCGCGCCGGCGGCATTCTTTGTGTACCCACTTGGCCAATTGCTCAATTTCTTCTTTGAGGGTTTGAATATGGGTGTAATCCGTTCTTTTCCCTATGGCAATGGTATAGCCGGGTTCGGCAAAAGATTGTGAGAATTGGAATGATGCCCTTGCCATGAGGTCTTTTATGTACTTTGGCACGGGCGGGCTTTGTCTGTTATCTATAATAGCCATCTTCACATAAATTTTCAAGTTCGACATTGTAATCAAGATATTTGGCAAGGCAATCGGTGAAAAAGTCCCTTGCCCTTTCCTTGTCATTGAAATAACGCATGGTGACAAGGCCGCCACGAAGCCCCGTGACAACAACGCGGATTGGAGACGGGGCAATCGTGCGCTTTGTGGAAGTCTTAACCGCGGATTCCATCGTCAATGAAGTTTATCATGGAGAATTGCGGGCGTTCCTTGATGGCGTATTCAAGGAAATCGGGTTCACACTTGAAGCGGATGCAATAACCCATTTCATCCCGGCCGCATTCGAATGGCCGGGAATTGTGGGCAAGGAAAAAGGCAAGTTCATCAACCTTGATGTGTGTGCGATATGTGTGTTTCTCTTGCATGGCGGTTGGATTTGGGCATCATAATAAGCATAAGACATGTTGCATTCCTGGTCATAGCCGCATCCGTTCAGCTTTCCGAGAAAGAATGCTTGAAGTTTGCTCATGGCCTTGTCATTGCGGCCATCGAAAGTGAATGTGTAATGGTCAATGGCCCTGATGGTGATTTCGACCGGAACACCGGCGATGTGGGTGAGGGTTTCTTCAAGAGATTTGACCCTTGATTTGTAAACGGGATGAATGTTGCTGTTGCTTTTCATTGTTGCGATATGTTTTTGAGATTCAAATGTTGCTTTCGTCTAAAATTGCAATTTCTTGGCTTTTGAAGTTGTCATCAAGGAAATAGATGTAAACGCATGGGTTGTCGGACGGGTAATTTTTAATCACTCTTTTGATGTATCGCTTGGCTTCTCTTGTTGCGACCCCAAGTGTTTCGTAATATCTGATAGCCCCATTCTTGTCACCATCCAACAACTCAATTTTGTAGTGTTTCATTGCGATTGGTTTTGTGGGGGCTTTCGCCCCCGGTTTGACTTAAATGATGTTGTTGATGATGTTCTCAATCTTGCTTTCAATCTTCTTGATTCGGTCTTGATTGGCCGTAACCCTCAAAGAAAAGTCGCTTGTGTCAAGCCCCGATGCCGCGGCCGCTTCGAACCAATGTTGCACAAAGGTCTTTTCGCACATGAGCCTTTCTTGAAGTTCAATCAGGGCGATGATGTCGGTCTCCCAATCCTTTGCATCAACCTCTTTGCAGAACACCATCGGATGCGGGGAAATTCCCCATCTGATGATGTCTTTGCCGTTAGATGTCACAAGGAATCCGACCGTCTTGAAGTCATTGTCTTTTACGATAGTTGCTTTCATTGTTGCGAGTGTTTAATTGTTCTTGTTGCGTTGCGTGTTATAGTAACACATCGCAAAGGTAGTGAATATTTTTAATAAAACAACTATTTTGCAAGAAAATTTGTGCATTTGCATTGCAAAATGTTCACAAGTGTTCGATAACTTGGCCGATATGTGGCGCGTGTTACTATAAAACAATGATTAACTTTGACCCGTTGATTTTGTACAACCATAACACATTTAATTCATCACATTATGTTCAAAACGATTTTAGCATTACTGATTGCCGCTTTCGGCAATGTCACAGGCGTGCGGAAAGACGGCTTGACCAATCTGGCGCGGGGTCTCTCGTTACAGGCAACAAACGATGAAGAAGCGAAAGCCATCGTGGACAAGCTGACCGAAGCGCAGGTCATTGAGTTCTGCAAGGGCTACCGTCAGGATGTGGACAAGGAAGTTTCCGAAAGCAACAAGACTTTGGAAGCCAACATCCGAAAGAAGTTCAACATCAAGGATGACATCAAAACCGAACCCTGCGGGGATGATGACAAAAAGGGTGACATCGCGGCCATCGTGAAAGCCGCCGTTGATGCCGCCCTCGCACCCATGAAAGAGACCATTGACGGATTCAAGGCCAAAGAAGTCGGCAAGACAAGGCTTCAAGCATTGGAAGATGCCTTAAAGGAATGCAAGGACGAGAATTTCAAGGCGCAGACCCTGAAAGACTTTGGCCGGATGTCCTTTGCATCTGATGATGACTTCAATGAATACTTGTCGGGCAAGACGGCCGATGTAAAAACGGCCAATCAGCGCGTTGCCGATGATGCGCTTCGTGGCGGTGGTGCGCCCCTTTTCTCGCAGAAAGAAGCGGAAACGGGCGTTTCAAAAGGCGTTTCGGAGTTCATCAAGTCACAATCGCCGGAGGGTAATGCGTTTGCCGGCAAAACCGTTTAACAATTAAACCTTTAAGCCTTATGGCACTGAGAATCCAAAGAAAGAAAGACAACCGCGTTGTGAAGTGTGTGCTTCACCGCGTGGCGGACATTCCCGGTGGCGTGACTGTCAAGGTTGCCGATTTGGGCGGAAATGCTCTCTTTGAGGGAACACCTCTCGGAAAGGGCGCAAATGGTGTGTATCAGGTGGTGAAAACCGCACAGATAGTCACCGCGGCCGCTGCCGATGCGACAACCTATGATGTGGCAAAGGGGCATCATTTCAAGGTCGGTGACCGCTTTGCGACCGCGGCTTGCAATGGTCAGGTAATTACCGCCATTGACAAGTCCGATTCCGCAAAGGATGTCATCACCGTTGGAACAACCCTCGGTGCTGCCATCACCGCCGGCACTTGCGCCTTTGAATCTTCCGGCGCAAACAAGACCCTGAAATATGCCCCCGTGGGCATCGCCGGTCAGAACCAGGATGTCGAAAGTGGTGACAACCTCTTTACCGACATTTGGGTCATTGGCGTTGTGCGTGAATCCAACGCACCCATCGTCAATGATTCCATCAAATCGGCGCTCAAAGGAATCCTTTATGTGTAATCTTCAAATCTGAACAGATATGCAGAAGTCATTGATGGTCGGGTTGAATGAGAAAGACATGCAGGCCGTAATTTTCACTTACAATCTGCATGATTACTACTATCCAACCCTTTTCCCGCTGAAAGAGACCAACTTCCTGACATGGAAGATGCTTGAAGCACAGGCGGGTTTGAAGATTGCCGCCGACCTTGTTTCCCGTGGTGCGACCATTCCGCGCAAGACCCGTGAAGCCATTTCCCGCATTCAGGGTGATATTCCCAAGATTTCCATTTCTCGTGAAAAGAACGAGGATGAATTGACGGAATATGACATCCTTGTCGCAATGTCATCCAACAATCCCGACCTCAAAGCCCTTGTGGAGTTTTGGGCCGAGGATACCAAATTCTGTTGGGATGGCGTTGCCGCCCGCATTGAGTGGATTGCGCTTCGTCAGATTTCGCTCGGAAAGGTCACTTTCACCAACAGCAACAACGCGGCAATCGTCACTGAATACGATGTCGATTATCAGATTCCGTCTGAACAGAAAATCGGCGTTGAAGTCTCTTATTCTTCCGGCACTTCCGGCAAGCCCCTCACAAAAGATTTCCCGAAAGCAATCAAACTTGGCAAGCGCCTTTATGGTGCGGCGTACAAGTTCGCTTTCATGAATGTGGACACTTTTGAGAAGCTGGCCGCACAGGAGGAAGTCATCAAGAAGTGTGCTACATTCATTCAGAATGTCACCGAAACCGCGGATGCCCCTGACCTCAAAACGGTCAATGCATACCTTGCCAAGAAGAATGAACTTTACAAGGGCTTGCAGATTGTTCTCATTGACCAATCCATCACCCTTGAACTTGCGGATGGCTCACGCATCACCGAAAATCCTTTCGTGGATGATGTCATCCTGTTCTCCGAAAGCAAGGTTCTTGGCAACACTTGGTGGAAAAAGCCCATTGATGCCAAGAAACTGCCCGGCTCCGTTGCCGAAAAGGTTATGCACGGACACACCCTTATCAAGAAATTCTCCAACGAGGAACCGGTGCAGGAAGTCACCGAGGGCATCACCAATGCTTTCCCCGCTTGGAATCTTGCAGGGCGTTCCGTCCTCATGCAGACCAACGCAACTTCTTGGAACAAGAACTAACATCCAGCCCGCGGCCGGTGCTTGCTTGTCGCGGGCTTTATTCCTGATGCCGACATGACAAACAAACAATATATTTCCAAGTCCCTGAATGGGCTGAATGTCTCGGAAGATGACATTGACATAATCATTGCCAAAGCCAAGATTGATGCCGATTCGACCGCCGATGTGGAAGCATGTGACAAGGCCGTCCACAAGAGGTTTTCCGTTGTCCTGAAAGGGATGACGCAGAACATTTCCGAGGGTGGTTATTCGATTTCATGGAACATGGATGCGGTCAAGATGTATTACAATGCCTTGTGCAATGAATACGGCCTTGAAAATGTATTGAATGCCCGTCCCATCATCCGTGACCGTTCAAACATGTGGTAATATGGCCATGATTCAGCAATACCCGCATTTCCTTTTTGTCATTGATGCCCCGGCCGAATCGGTGCAGGATGACAACGGGAATTGGACGGCTTCACAGGCTTCATTGCAATTCGTGTCGAAATGCCGCGAAGAAACCGGCGGCGCTGGTGCTGAATATCAGGTTGCCGGCGGAACATATCGCAAGGCATCCGCGTTGATTCAGCTTCCCAAAGGGACAGCCCCAATCAATGATGGTGCAAATGTGGTGGTGGCGAATGATGCGGACGGCAATGATGTCAGGATAAAGGGGACGGTCTTGCATTTCGATTTCGGGCAATTGCATTCCCGGCTATGGCTATAACACCCACATTCTCAATGGATGCCGTCAAGGGGCGAATGAATGCGTTTCTTGATGTTGTCAAGAAGCAGCAGATTTCCCGCTTGCAGGAACTTGGGGAAATGTGTGTTGCCTATGCCCGGAGTGTGCCGCCCGAAACCGGATTCCATGACCAAACCGGCAACTTGCGGTCATCAATCGGTTACATGGTCTTTGTGGATGGCGTGGCGGTTCACCAATCCCCATTTGAGCAAGTCCAGCCCAAAGCCGAAGTTTCCAATGGCGTTGTGTACAACGGGAACAAGGTGGGAGAGGAACTTTGCAGACAAATCGGGGAGCAAACAACGGGCGTTTGCCTTGTGTGCGTTGCGGGGATGAATTATGCCCAATATGTCGAAAGCAAAGGCCGGGATGTCCTGACGGGGGCGGAACATCTTGCAGAAAAGGAATTGCCCCGGATGTTGGAACAGCTTGTAAAAAACATTAAAAGCGCGGTCGAATGAAAACGGCATTTGATACCAATGGAATCCTTTTCCGCTTGTTACACGGCAATACATCCGCCAATGGCGGCGTGTATGTCGAAGATGACAGGCCGGATAATTCGGAGAAAGAAGATATTGTTGTGAACTCCATTGATTTGGGGCAAGATGCCTTGCCGCAAGTCGGGACATCCAACATCAATGTCTATGTCCCCGACATTGAGGTGAAAATCGGTGGAAAGATGCAAGTTCAGGCCAATCGGCCACGGCTCAAAGCCATCACGGATGAAGTTCTTGCACTTGTGCGTGAATCACGCATTGAGGGCTTGAAAATCGTGGTGATGAACCACACCATGATGAATGAGCCGAACATGAAACAACACTTTTCAAACATCCGCGTGGATTGGAACATTCAAAAAGATTAAAATACTATGTCACTCATTACTCTTGGTTTATCGCAGATTAAGGTGGGAGCCGCGGCCGCAAACGGCGCGATGCCCGCCCAACTGACCAAAATCGGCAAGACCTACAAGGACACTTGCAAGATTGCGCAGGATGCCGCCGAGGTGACGGAGCATTATGAGGAGGGCAAAGCCGCCCCCGAAGTGCGCAAGAAGTCCAAAAAGATTCCGGTTCTCACTTTCTCCATCATGGATGCTGATGTTCAGTTCCTGATTGACTACATCGGGGGTGAGAATGTCGGCACAACCGAGGCCCCGAAGTGGGGTT